GTAATAGTTCTACCGTAAACTTTAGATGCAAACTCACAATAAACATCGCGACCTTCTGCGTACCAACTTAACACATCGTTCTGTCCTGCTACCCATACTAATACACGGGCTTCAATCTGAGATGAGTCACAGTTAATCACTTGGTATCCTTGAGGGGCTACGACTGCATTCTTGAGTGCTTTCTTTTTCTTGTCTCTAGCTGGTAAGTTCTGGAAGTTAACCTTGTCTGATCCTGCCCATCGTCCTGTATGAGCACCATAGTATTTGAGTGGAATAGGTAGTTTACCTTTGTTTCTACTACCAATACCAAGGAACCTTTCAATACGAGATTCTTCTATGGTACTTTTAGTACCCAACCTCACGCGACAAAGTTCTTGAATGAATGGATCTTCGTGGTCGCATAAATCTAAAAAGCCTTGGTCACCCTTCGCTAATGCAAATGTTTCTTTGCCTGTTGCTGGGCTTATCTTTGTAGGTACTTTAACTCCAAACTCTTGTAGTATCTCAGCGAACTGTTTATTACTTGCTAGCTTTCCTCGCACGCACTCTTCTGTATCACATTCCAACTTAGCCATGAGTCCTTGTAACAACTGAGACTTTTCTTGTTGGACTTCTTCTAACCTAGCTTGTAAGAGGGCATCATCTAATTCAAGTGTAGGCTCGGTGTACATGCGCAAGGTCATGTCAATCAGTTTTATTTCTTCTTCCGGAAAGTTTGGTGCTAGGACTTCAAAGAGTTTATACGTGAGTTCAACGTCGTTCTTACAATACTCACCATATTGTAATAGGTCTGACTCGGTAAAATGTTCTAGCCTTTTGCCTTTGGCTTGGATAACTTCGGTGCCTTTAGCGCCAAGAGAATACTTCTCAACGAGGAAAGCCAAGCTTCCACCCACGTCAACGCCGTTGATAGCGCGAGCCATAGACAAAGTGTCAAGATATAAATTAGGAATAACACCATACCTGAAAGACAGAATGCCACCGTCGAACTGAGTATTGTGACAGAGTAAGGCAGAGTCTTTCCAATTGATCTTATCAAGTTCTTGTTTGACTTGGTCGCCTGTGTACCAATACGTTTCACCTTCGTTGATTTTAATACCGGCGCCGATGACTTGGAATCTTTCATCTCTTATATACTCCTCTGTGGTTAAACCGGAAAGAGAAAAACCTACATCGTAGTAGGTCTCAAAGTCCAACGTAATTAATTGCATTTACTTCCTCTCTCTAATTGGTGGGCTACTCACGGTTTATATAATAGCAAAAATACCATCACGAATTTTCATATAAATAAAGTGCTTTCGCCCATTAACTCTTACAGTATCGATAATACTATCACAAACGCTAAAAATAATCCAAGCATAATTCTATTGGTTAGCTTCTCATCTTTTTCTATTCTGTCTTCGCTTTCATACGGTGCGCCCCATGCCTCTTTAGCTGAACGAGGTGTAGGTTTATTAAGTGAATCAGGTTGAAAAAATCGCCATCCTTTTTTTGCGTTCTTCGCAAATACCCTACGTTGCCAGTTTTCAAATTCTAAGATTGCTTGTCTTGCACTTGGACTAAAGTTATTTAATTTTGCGTCTGCCACAATTTTTCTCCTCTTATTTTGTGTATTTTTCAAACTCGTTACGACATTCAATTGAACACCAACGTCTGTCATCTTTGACCGGCTCTTCACACCATATACAGTTCCCTGTTTGATTAGAAGGTTTTTTGATTTTACCGTGCGCATTTTTTACTCCTACATCTATCATGTGTTGCATGAAATCATTGGCGTTATCAACATCATCATTCATACCGAATACTTCATGCCTTTCCTTGATGAATTTGTTTCTGAGGTCCTACTAAAATACCCATTCCAATTTGTATTTGCTCCTTTGGGTAATGCTTTAGGTAATTTAATTAAACCTTGTTTGGCTAGTTCTCTCACTCTTGTAGCGCTTCCTGTTGCATGTAATACAATATGATTACGCGTTGCGTTTGGATACTTTTCCATGTATTGATTTACTGCTTCGATCAGTTGCTCATCTGTTTTTTTGCTAATCATTAAAACAAACACTCCCCTACTAATTTAAATAAGTCTTCTTTAACTTCTTTTGGTTTATCTAGTTTAACTACTTTAACATCAGGATTGTTTTCTGTAAACCACTTTGCCTCCTTGACAGACCATCGATGTTTGCGTATGACTTCACCTTCGTCATCTACGATTGCATAACTAAATGGAATCATGGTGCTAAAGTTCTTTGTTCAAAGCATTCAAGGTGTGACTTCACAAACATATTAGTTCTAACTTCTTCATAGAGTTCACCTTGTATACATTTTAAATTCGAGGTGTATTTCTTTTGTACGTTATCTATTTTAGCGAAACTTAAACCCGCTACTACGCCTACTGTAAAACATATTGACATCCAAAAAATCTTTTCCTTGTTCATTACACTCTCCTAATTAAATAAGTTCTACTCACTCGACACATTTTGTTTCCTTTTATTACATTGATTAGATTACATTTAATCACAGGTTTGTTTTGTGATATTAAATACTGCTCACCTACCACTTGCACTCCCGCCTGTGTAGCTACACTTGTAGCAACGGTTACACACCCACTACTAAAGACCATTGTAAGCATCAGTAAGACGTTGCGTAGATTCACGATAGCTTTTGACTCCTGTAATTTTCTCTGCTTGTTCTTCATTTTTGTATAAAGGGGTGATTGTTATGTAATGTTTCTTATTAGGTAAATCTCGTATCCACGATAATTCTTTGGGGCGAAATTGTGTTATCGATGACCATACAAGATCACCATTAATATTAAATTCTTCTGTCGCCCACGCGTAAGGTTGTTTAAGGGTTTCTTGCATATTTACTTCCGCCTTGTTTATAAAATATTAGGTTCGACCATTTTACTACAGGTTGCAATCCTGTCCATGATCTTGGTTTCTTTATTGTTGTGTCATGAAAGTGAGTGGCTCCATAACTATAATCTACTTCTAATCTATGTAATACTTTGTATGCTATGTCTTTATATTGTTGTCGGATCACCGATGGTGGTTTAACTAAACCATACCAACTAAACTGCGCGGGACGTTTCATTTCACTGCATACGTTCTTATGTTCAAACTCAGCCCTACGCATCAAAACGTAGCCTACGGCAATTTGCGCTTGGCGTGGTTCATGAGCGGACTCCATGTAAATGGTTGTGGCTAAGCACATCAATGCTTGATCTAGCATATGACCTCCTTCTTCTTAGGGAACAGGTATCAGTTCTTCTTTTGGCTTCGAACTTCTTTACGTAATTTGTCGAGATACCAAGAGGCTTTGTCTAAATCCTCAATACCGTTTTTGAATTTCCAACGCCAAACATATTTAATAATGTTGCCCGTGCATACGGCCTCAATACCAAATAGTCCTTTGGTGGCTTCTTTGATAGCGTCAATACATTCGATTGCGCCTTGTGTGTAATGTGATGGATGATTCACATTGTCTTTGACTACTTTTTTTACTTTACTTCCATACTTATTTAATATTGCTCTCAACCTAGTCATTCAATCTCCTTTACTAGAGTCAATAACGCCTCTATATTATCCTCATTTATCACGATTGCCAAGCCTTTATTGCGTTGTATCTCGCGAATGTTGTGTTTTTGCAACAACGTTGGTTCGTTCTTTCCGGCCTTACATTCAATACCAATGAACCTTCCTTTGTAACACGCGATGATATCCGGCACACCACTCCTACCAAATCCCGCAGTCATCGGTGAGAAATGATATGCACCAAAATCATCAAGTATTTTTTTAACTTGCTTCTTTACTTTTGCTTCGGGTGTCATATGGTTGGTATCACATTAATTTCTGATTGACTTGATGTCCATATAGCACCGGCTTCATTACCTTCATCGTCTGCCATAGCTACGATCCAATGACCATCTTCAAACTCGATGACTAATCCATTCTTAGTCCAACCGATGTCCTCAGTTTCCCTGTCATTCAAGTATCTTACTCGGCGAATGGTCTTACCTACCAAGAAATTACTTGCAAGGTTACCCCAGTGTTCGCGTAGGTCTGCATTACTTTGTTGATGTAGTTCTTTCTGTTCCATTTTCTTTTTCTCCTTTAAAACGATTTGCACCCTTTATAATCATGCGGGCGTATGCACTTGCATCTTCTAATGCACTATCTTCAAACAACGATTGCTCTCTAATTAAATGATCTAACTCGTTATCAATCGTCACACTTACCTCCAATACATGCACGCGCGATGATTTCTTCTTCTATATCGTTATATGCGTCAGCTTGCGCCAAGTGTTCTTGATACTTTTTTAATCGGTCGAACATGGTGTGATCTATTTCTAACGCGGTTGTTTTCACAACTAAACCTTTTTCTCGCATAGGTTCTGCTATGATGGTTGCGATGTGATCACTTAGCTCGACGCCCCATGTCTCTACTTGTTTTAAATAGGTATCATCCATACTTACTTCTACTACTACGCTTATCTTCATACTTCCTCCTTAGTGTATTGTTTCTTTCTCTTTACTTAATTGGTGTGCTTTGTTTACTATGTCAAGGGCTTTCTTCTGCGCCTCGATTACTTCGCCTATCTTCATGTTCCTTGCTATCTCTAATCCTAACTGAGTAGCCTCTTCTGACTCTTCATCACTTGGTGCTAGAATTGCTTCGATCATTGCTTTTATAAGCGCGTCTTCTTTCATCATATTCGCCCTATCTAATAAACGTAATAAGAATCATAAACACCGCAATACCCCAAGCAATCACCTCGCGGGTTTTCATCATGCGGACTTGGTCACGCGGTAAGGTCACATACTCACTCATGTAAACTTCTCTATCGTAGTTATGCTTTGCTTGTTTAATGTTGATTGATTGTTTCATCATTTGCCTCCGTTGATTAAGTTAATGATCTCAGCTTTTGCTTGCTCTTTACCATCTGCTAATCCATGCTCGTATGCACTATCAATAAAGAATCTCATCTCGTTAAACTCTTTGTCGTACCGCTGTGCCATTACCTTTTGTAGTTCTTCTGCTAGTGTCTCAATCTTTACCATCTTTTTTCCCTTCCTCAAAGTTTTTTAATGATTGCATATACTGATTTGTTGCAAAGTTAATACCTCTTACAATACCTAGTCGCATAGCGTCATAAAACATCTTTGCATCTTTCTCTGACCTCGTTCTTTTATGCACATCGACATACTCGTAATACTCAGCTACCGCTACTTCTATAATGTCTTCCTCAAACTTACGTTTCTTTTCTTCGTTGATCTGATGTTGTGTCATTCGTATATCCTCCCTAGTCCCGAAAAAATACTTTCCAAATCTTTAGGTTCAAACGCATCTTTATTAAACTCAAACTTCGTCTTCCTACCATTACTATGTTTAACGTAGCCTGTTACTATTACTTGTTCTACAATGATTTGTTTCTCTTTCTTATCTACCATTTCATTTTCCTTTAATAGTCTCCATCGGGATCACCATACTTCTGTGCTTGGTGTTCTAGTATATCACGATTGTATTCATACTCAACTTCACTTATATATCGATCAATCTCGGGTATTAAATGGTCGGGTATATCTAATTCTTCTGTTCTGTTGTCGTCCCATACGACTGAAAACCTCACCTTTTTAATGTTAATAGGTTCTTGTGGTTCGGGTGGGTCTATGTCTCTTTCTAGTTCTTCGTTCATACTTTCTCCTTAATCTTCAAATGTTGTTTTATAGTCGCGTTCAATTTCTTCATCGGTATAGTTATTAAATCCTTTAAAGCCATGTCTCCACACAAAGTCAAACTCTTGTGATGTCATGTTTTCTAATGCCCATTCTGTTTCATATTTAATAAGTGCTTCTTTCTTTTCATTAATTGTCATGTTAGCAACTCCTTAAATAGTCGTTATAGTTTTGTATTTGCTCTTTAGATAGTTTGTTTTTCTTTGCATCATCATCGAATTGGTTATCATTAGTCTTATCTACACATACCACGCTTAAAAAATGATTACCAAACTTCTCGCATAGTTCTTCCATGAATGCTTTAGTATCTAAATCACCCTCATACTTCGTGTTTGCTACATCTAATATAAATCTAGGCATTTTAATATCTCTCCTGTAAAGATTCTTCCATTAATCTATCGTGATTGTGGTATCGCTTTGTTGCCTCATCAATAATCTCTTGCATTAAATTTAAATAATCCATGCCCGACACACCTTCCATTTCCTCTGCGTCTTGCATAGCGTCTTCCACATTACCATATATTTGTTTGGCTCTGTTTGATAGTTTGTCGTAGTTATTCATGTTCTTTTCCTTTCTATCCATTTATCTCGGTCTTCTATCTCGTGGTCTAAACATTGATAGCCATTATAAGCATCACACATATCACAATCTTCACGAGGTTTAAACTCGGTCACTTCGTGATCTACATAATGCTCGGCAATGTCTTCTAGTATGGCATGAATTGTTTCATCTGATAATACAAAACTATTTAAATCAAACCATAATCCTTCAGAGCCTTTAAAACTTACATCGCCTGTAATCTGTATCGTTCCTATCTCTACTTCTATATCTTCTTTTTTAATCATCGTCTTGCCTCCTCGTGCATAAATTTCATTTGTTTATCTATCTCGTCTAGTTCTTTCTCTTCTTCCTCACTTCTTACTCTCACTTGCATTTGTTTATTTTCCTCCCTTATCATATTGAATCCTTCTTCCTCTGTGAATATATCTCTCTCGTCTTCTGTCTTAAACCATTGAACATCTATGATGTCACTACCATCTGAATTAAAACTCCATTCAGCACCATACGGATATTCTTTTGATAAGTCTTCACACTTAAACCCATACATCTGATTAAAATGATTCTCGCCAC